GATTTGAATTTCTTCAGCAGGTTCGTCTTCGTTCACCTGTATGCTCTCTATAATTTCCCATTCTCCATTAACCCAAATAATTGCCCAAGGTCCATATGACATTTCGGGGATATCCCCTTCAATAACATATTCTAAAACCTTGTACAATTCTTCTTTTGCAGAATCTATTGTTATTTTAGAACTTCTTTCTATGCCTTTTATTCTAACCTGCTCATATCCGATTCTTCTGTCTAGTATCTTATAGAATTTAACTATTTGACCCCAGTCAATAGATGATATTACACCATCTATTATTTTTTTATCTACCTCTGTTAATTTAGACATATTAGTACTGTCGTTTATTTTGCTATTTAAATATTAAGCCCCGGTTCCGCTGTTTAATGTTTTAACTAATGCCGCTAATCTGTCTATAGCTCCTTGTAAGGTTGTAGGTGCTGTACCATTCCAACTACTAGGTGTACCCGGTGTGTAAAGAACAGTTTCACCGTTAAAGAAATTTACCCATCTCGCTGTTCCATCTATACCTCCCGTCATATTACCTGAGGAAGGCGTAATTGTCATACCCGAAGCAGATACTGAAACTGCAACACTATTCATTGCTGATGCAAATCCAGGTAACGATTCGATGGTTACTGTATTTATTGAAGATGATGCCTTTATTGCCGGTCCGTTTGCATTTGCTATATCAGAGAGATCTGCTATTTCAGAAACTATTTTATTAGCGGTTGAATGCGCTGTTCCTTGCCAAGCTATTGTTAAAATCGCAGACCCAGCATAAGATAATGTGAAATTTCCACTTCCTGTAGATCCTATAGTGAAAGAAAATTTAGAAGAAACCTCATCTTGAACTGCATATCCCTGAAATGCGCTACCTGTAAATCTTATTTGACCAACCTCTGGTACCTTAATCTCATCATTAACTTTGTCCACCGAGAATTTAATTCTACCGTCACTACCAGAATCATTATAAAGCAAAAGATCTCCACCAACATAAGAATTTTTAGAAACATTTATAGAAGATCCAGTTATTCCCCCGTTTGTTCCATCTAGACTAATCTTAGTTGCTCCTGTTAGTGGAAGTTTAACTGAATTACCCTTTAGCACCCCTATTGCAAATGATGCATTTTGTGAATTTATAGCGGGATTGGGCTCGAATTGAATACCAAATGCAGATTGAAGCAAATCTATAGCTTCCTGTATTTGGTTAAAATTCTTTTCTGTTGATAACCTATAATCCGGCGAATTTAAAATGGATTGTAGATTTAATTCTGTTAGTTCTGTCATTTCTGGTTGATACTTTACTTATATATCCGCAGAAAATAAGCAGTACTAACCTAGTAGATCTTTAATCGATTTAGAAAATTCTTTAAACTGCTTTGGAAAATATTTACCTAGATCCTTGATTTCTCTACTGGAAATTTCATACCTAAATCTAATAAATTCTGAAACCTCTTCTTCTGGGGAAAATGATTCGGATTTTTCTTTCTTCTTAGTTGAAGTAAAAAACCATCCTGGAGGCGCTTTATATTTGGTGCTTAATGCTTCTTTCCAGTAATCTACCACTGAAACTGGATCTATTTTAGTGTTATTAAACGCATTGGACTGTAAAGGAAATGCAATTCCCATCATTCTGTTGATCATAAAGAAATTCCTAGATTTGTCATAACTAGATACTTCTTTCCATTTTTCATCATCAAAAAATGCTTTTAAAATGTCGAATAATTCCATTATTTAAAACTCTTAAAAGGATTAAATGCAGAAGGAGCTTCGTATTGATCCCATCTCGATCTGCCAATTAAATTTTTCTTATCTATTAATACGGGTTTAACCGCAAGATCTGTAGTAGTGTATGTAAATTCCATATCAGCTAAAACCTTCTCTGGAATTACCTGGTCTGATAACCAAACTAACTGTGCATTTTCTTGATAGTTATTAGATACCTCTTTACGATTATTTCCGTTGTCTGTGTAATTTAAAGATCTTAAAACATAACCAGAAATCCAATCTAGGAACTCGACTTCTTTCCATACATCTTCTAGTCTAGAATTTCCCCATCCTGATTGTTTAAAACTTTCATAGATAGATTCTGCTTTTGCCTTTGTCAATTTAAAAATCTTACCTGGTGTTTTTTCATAGGAAAAAACGCTTGGAACATCATCACCCTTATCTCCGGTTAGAATCTTTTCAAATAGCAATCTGATAGGATCAGTATATTCTAATGTAGCTGATGATATTAAATTCATTATTTTATCCTTTTCATTATCAGCTATAAAGTCCAAATTAAAAATAGACGTTTCTCTTTCTTTATCAAGATAATCTTCTTTCCAATTATTTGGGCAAAATATTTTATTATTTTTTGAATTAGCATTCCAACATATAGTCCAGGTATCTTCACACCCAACTAATTGATGACTATCCTTGTCTCCTGAATATACCACAACGTTATGACCTAGTCCTCTCAACTTTTGATTCCAAAACCAAAGTAAATCATCTCCTTCTGCTCCGTTAGATTTAGAATAAATATATCCACTTAATTCTAAGAATTTTCCAAATTCGTCCATTAGATCAAAGAATGATCCCCAATCTACTTTTTCGTCCTTTACCCTAGATCCTTTATAGTCAGCTCTCTCTATTTTCAAATCCTTTCTCCAAGATCTAGAATCCTTACAAAATATTACATGTCCATTTACCGGGATTTGATTTAGGGAATAACAAAGATCTGTCATTATCTTTCTCATAAACATACCCTGATCAGCTTCTTGAGAAAGAACCTCACCTGGTTGTTTAGCACCAAAATCTGAAAATATAGCAAAGGTCTTATGAAAAAGATAATTGCCGTCTATAATTACACTAACCATATTAAAAATCGTGATTTGTTACCCTCATATCATAGTTGGAAAATTCGAAAAAATCCTTGTCATCAGCTTCTATTCTTCTGTCAGCTGAATCTGCGTCTCTTCTTTCAAGAAGTCTTTTCTTTATTGTTTGTTTATCCGGATCTATAAATATAACAAAGCAATTTGCTCTGTCTTCTGGTTTTATGTGATTAACCCCTCTTGGGGTCATAATAAATAAATTTGAATTCTCAAAATCCTCTATCAAAGTTCCGTACTTCCATTCATTGAACTCATCAATCTCATAGAACTTAAGAAAGTTATTCTCAAAAAATTGAACGTCTGTAAATCTATAATCCTTTCCATCTTCTTCGTTTTCCCTAATAGGTCTGCTTGTACACGAAACACAGTATTTAAATCCTCTTGATTCGAATTTTTTTCTCAGAAAATCTTTACCCGAACCTCCTCTGCCAACAATTACTATTTTACTTCTCATCTACTGTGTTAATTTTTGTAAAGAATAGAATAAGGACAAAAGACTAACAACTGGATCAATTACCTGGTTTCTTTGAGCCTGGTGCTGCGCAATAAGGATCATAGATGCTGGAATCATCTGAACTTTTCCGGGTTTTTTTTCTTTTACCCATTCTATGAATTCTCTTCCTAAAGATTCCATAATTTCTCCAACTGAATTAGAGTACTGTCCAACTATAACCTGATAGCTTTTTACTGGATCCAATTTTTGAAAGATCATTTCATATAGTTCTTCGTAATCCCAAGATGATTCAGAAACCTTTTCTTCTGTTATGGAATCTAATCCTTGAATTTGCCATCTTTGAATACAATTCAATCCAGATCTCATATCTGGATAATATTTCTTAACAAAAGAATTTAATGCATTATCGTCTATAGAAATATTCATCTTTGTTAGGATCAATCTAATTCTGGATCTCCATTGATTCCTTAGATCTTCTTCCTCTTCCTTATTTACTGGATCAAAAATAAAAACCTGAAATCTACTTTGCATCGGAGCAGGAACTTTATTGATCCAGTTACACGTTGCAACAAATCTAGTGGTCTTAGCGAATTTTTCTATTGTTCCTCTGAGGGCTTTATAGAATTGATCAGATGCACCATCAAACTCATCCAGTACTACAACCTTCATAGCATTCTCTTCGTTCATAATAGAGATAGTAGAACAAAATCCTACTATTTTTTCCCTAACTGTATCAACCGAGCTTTCGTCAGAAACGTTAATAAAAAGCCGTGGAGAATCCGCAGATAATATTTTAGCAAGAGATGTTTTACCAGATCCTGGTGATCCTGTCAATAGAACATTTTGCTGTAGCCCGTTTTGAAAAGCATCTTTAATCCTTTCTGGAAGGATCATGTGCTTTAGTTCTTTTGGTCTTAATTTCTCTGTTAATAGAATATTGATCATTATTTCTTTTCGTTAAATCTTGTTACTAGGTTTTCTGGTTCTGTCTTATCACTTCTAACTTCTATAAATCTAGGTAAGAATAAAGATTTACTACCGTTCTTATCTTCTATAGGGACGTTATATTGTAATGTTACAATTCTACCAATCAAAGAATCAGGATTTTTAGATAGAGAAATAAGATCTGCTTCTGTAAATCCAGATCCAACTTTTACCTGATATTCCCCTGATGCATCTTTACAATTAAATCCTCCAATAAATCCTTCCCTTTTTCCTTCACCGGGATACCAACCAGTAACTTCTAAATCACAATCTTCTACTTCCTTAAATTTAATCCAAGATTTAGATCTTTTACATTCATATACATGGGATGGATCTTTCATAATAACTCCTTCACCTCCATTAGCTACTATTTGATCATAAATTGGCATTAATTCCTCCTTGGTCTTTGCTTCCCATTTTCTTGCTAAAACTATATTAGGTGTTTCTGTATTTTGAAAAAGCTTTTCTAATAAATCTCTACGTTCTGTGTATGCGGTAGTTCCCTTGCCGTTCCTAATAGATGTAATAGGATCTATATCGAATGTGTTAAAAAGAAGATCGTCACCTATGGACTCTTTTGGTGATCCCTTTAACATTTGATTAACTTTTCCACTAACCCCCTTCCTGTCTAAATCTGTAAGCTCCCCGTCGAAAAAAATACCATCTATTCCTTCTGAAATGATTAATAGTTGGTTTGCTATTTTAGAAAGAAATTTGCTATTCAGTTCATTGAATGCTCTAGTATAGAATTTAGGAATTCGGTCTTCTATTACACAAATAACCCTAACGCCATCATATTTTTCTTCACAAACAATAGAATTCCATTTATCGATGGCTTTATGATCATCTTCTGCTAGCATTAGGCTAGGATCAGGAATTAGTTCTTTTCCGACTGCTTTATTAATGAGTTTAGCACCCACCCCTATATTCATTCGCTTTGTAAGCACCTTAGCGAGTACTTTATTTAATTCTGTATGATAACCAGTAGATTCAATCAAACGTTCAGCCTTGGTCCTTAGATTGTCGTTTATCGCTGGTGCTTTCTTAAGCTCCTCGCATAATGAAACGAATTCATTGAAAAGGTTCGTATTTTCTTGAGAATCTGTATCCCCGTAATTAAGCTTGTGTAGCTTTGTCGTAACAAATGGATCAAAACAGATTGATAGGATATACTCCAATTCTGGAGTTAGATTAGAGGAGATAAGCTCCTGTTTTCTTTTTTGGGATCCCTCACCAGTGGATCCTTCTATTTCTAATAACAGTTCTAATTCTTTATGCATGTTTGTTTATTTACAGGTCAAATGTAAATAAAAAACCCGATTATAAAAAATGTTTCAATTAAGGTGCTTCAGTCTCTGTTGCTGCTGCTGCTGGTGCTGGTGTGGCTTCTGCTGCTGGTGCTTCTTCCGCAGGGGCTTCAGCTGCTGGTGCTGCTTCATCGCCTCCAGTTTCTGCTGCTGGAGTTGCTGTGTCACCTCCACCTGCTGGTGCTGGTGTAGCAGATCCTGAAATTGCAGCTGCTGCTTTGCCTTCCTCCTCCTCCTTTTTCTTGTAAATATTATTAACCCTTCTATCTTCGTTGGTCAATCCTAAAAATTTATCTATAAGAAAATCCTGGCTAAAATAAGGAAGTTCTTCTTCGCCTTTCTTTTCTTTAATTTCAGAAAGTCCTGCTATAAAATCTATTTTCTTAATTAGTTGTTCTATCTCTTTAGATTCACCAAACTGATTATCGGAGTTAAATTTAAGCCCTAATTGGGATCTAAATATAGAATCCTTATCAAGTTCAGGATAATCCAAAGTCATCTGAATCCATAATGGTTTTAGTATGATCTCTTGATAGATTGATCTAATTCTATTAATGAATTTATTATATCTGATTTCATCCCTTTCTGCAGATTCTGCTCCTATCTTATATGTTCCTACGGTTCCACCAGATCTAGCAGCGAATCTATTAAATGGTATCTTAGAATCTGCTTTTAATTTATTGAAGAAATAAACCACAGCATCTATAACATTTAAGTTTGGCCCTGCATTATTAATAGTCTCTATTTTAGGTGATTCTCCTCCTTGGACAGGGAAAAGATAGTTCTTATAAAATTGTAAATTTGGACGTCCGTTAATACTTAATTCTCCGGAATCAGTATTAAGTTTAATATCCTCCTTATACATGTTCATCAATTCCCCTAATGTCTCTTTTGCTTTTTGAGGAGATCTAGAACCAACCGGGATAGTCATCTTCAATCGGAAAGAAGCATTCATAACATTCCAAATGATTCTGGTATGCTCCATTATCTTTAGAAGATTATGGGATCTAATTAATCTTTCAGCATAACTTGTTCTGCTTGTGCCATTACCATTTGCAAAAGAAACATATATGACCTGAGCATCATATAGCTTTCTTTCTCTAACACTGTCTCCATAGTACTGATACCATATTTGAACAGTTTGTCCTCCAGGGTTTCTCTCTACAGATGGGGTCAATGAAACTGGATCTAATTCTTTAAATCCTACTATTTGTTTTCCATCATCTGAATAAACTATTTCAAAAGATAAAAATCCATCTATTAAAAATTGTCTAAAATACTGCCAAGCTGAAATTCCGTTGTTAAATCCATGGGAGACATAGATCTTTCTAAAGTTCTCCCTCAATGAGTCTGCTATTTCATCCTTTAGATCCATATTAACCAGTGATAGACTGCAGCAAAAATTTCTGTCATCATAAACTATAGCTTCATCAGCAAGGATGTCTAAAATCCATTCTATCTCGGCATTAAGTGCAAAGCTTCTTAAAAAATCTCTTTTGTATGGATAATCTTTATCAAAATAAGCAATGTATTTTCTACTAGTGGTATCTGCAGCTGCAAGGCTAAAAATAAAATCCTCATCAGAATCTGTTAATGCTAATTTTTGTCTCATCATTGCTTCTGAAACCCCAATTGCTTGAGAATTTTTCACAACAAGATCTTTATACTCCATTCCGAAGCTTCCGATTTTACTTACGGCTTTGAGTATACGCCCCATGTTTGGGTTACTCTGTGAAAAATTGTCAATGAATCCTGCCATTTATTAAAGTTTAAATTCTCCTTCTGGTGCTTCTCCTGCTTCTCCTGCTTCTTTCTCCTTCTCTTTTTTCTTCTTCTCTGCTGCCTCTTTTGCTTTCTCGTTAGCTATCTTATCATCATCGGTCATTCCAAGATACTTGTCTAGTACATAATTCAACGAGAAATACGGTGTTCCGTCAGCATCTAAAAGACCTGCAATTTTAGTTACTTGATCTTTTCTTGCATTGAGGATCTCCATATATTTTATTTCAGCAAAAGAATTATCTTTAACATAATCTAAACCGAATTGGCTCTTAACCATAAAATCCCTTTTATGCTCTGGATGATCCAAGCAAAATTGTATCCATAAAGGTTTTAGAAGTATATCTTGATAGATGGATCTTAATCTTGTAATGAATTTAAAGAATCTTATCTCTTCTTGATCTAATCCTTCTGCGTTACCACTGAATGTACCCTGTGTACCTCTATCCTCTCTATCAAATCTTGAATATGGAATTTTAGAATCTAATTTAAGCTTATCTGCAAAATATGCTAAAGCTTTTAAATCGCTAAAAGGTGTTGCATCTCCGCTTCCTGCTAATGGTGTTATATCAGGTGTTCCGTTGGGAGTAGACGGCATCAGATAATTTTTAAAGAACTGAATGTTTGGTTTTCCGTTCACAAAAAGCTCACCGCTATCTTGATTAAGACTAATATCTTCTTTATAGATGCTCATCAGCTCAGCTAATGATTGTTTTGCTTTTTGCGGGGATTTTGTTCCTACTGGAACAGTCATTGTCATTCTATATGATGAATTCATAACATTCCAAATTACTCTGGTATGCTCCATAATTCTTAATAGATTAAAAGATCTAATCAATCTTTCTACATAACTTACTCTTGTTGTTGTATTTCCCTTAGCGTATGAAATATAAATAATCTGTGAATCGTACAATTTTCTAGATAAAGAGGGATTGTCTGGGTATTGAATCCAGCATTCTACGAAATTACCGTCAAGTTGTTTTTCGACGGAAGGCAATAAGGATGCAGGATCTAATTCTTTAAATCCTATAATATTCTTTCCCCTCGAGTCAAATATGATTTCAAATGCTAATATCCCATCAATTAAAAAGTTCCTAAAAAAGTGCCATGCAGAGATTCCTTCATTAAAGCCAAATAAGCTATAAATTTCTTTATATCTGTCTTGTATTTGCTGTTCCATCTCTTCGCCAATACCCTTGATATCTGTTGATACAAAATATGAAAAGAAGTTTTTATCATCATATACAATAGCTTCGTCGCAAACGGTATCTAAAATAAATTCTATTTCAGGATTAAGTGCAAAGCTTCTAAGATATGTTTTCTTATTGATGTAATCCCTATCAAAATAAGCTATGTATTGTTTAGCTGTGGTATCTGCCTTTCTTAAAGCATATAAGAAATTTTCATCCTGAATTCCGCCCTGTTTTAAGAACATTGCCTCGGTAGTACCTACCGCTTGGGAGTTTTTAACAACCATGTCACCATAGCTCATTCCAAAAGAACCTATTTTTCTAAGGTTATTTAGAACGTTACTAAAAAATGGATTGCTCCTATTATCTCCTAAAAATCCTGCCATTATTGATATTTGTTGTATATATCGTTCAAATCAGCCCCCTCAATAGATTTGGTGTTTAGATAGACTAAATATCTCCACTCCTCTCTTTCTATTTCCTTTAATCCTTTTATTTTTTCCATTTTGTATCCGGTGTATGCATGATTATACTTGATACCTCCCATTAAAGTTTCTAATACTGAGGGGTCAAATCTTAAAGGCATGTGCGCAGATCTATCTCTTTTTTCGTTCTGATCCATGATTTTACCATAAATAGAATGTAATCGGATGAAGAAATTCTTTCTGTCTTTTGGACTTAGCAAGATCATGTCTATTCCTTTTATTATGCTTTTTGATGGGGTTATCTCTTTTGATTCAAAGAACACTACGGGTCTTCTATTAACAAATCCCTTATCTGCCTTAATATCTGAATCATAATAAAATGTGTAGATCTTTCCCTGAACTAAACTCCTAAGCGACTCTGAACTAGTAAGTACTGCATAGTTCTTTGAATAATTCAAAAAACTTTCCTCCGCTAATTTTGCAGGGGATCCAGCTTTCTCTATAGCATCTCTTATTTCTATTTTAAAATCCATTATCTAAAAATGAAATTTTCATCTATGGCTCCAAACTTATATCCATTAAACTTTGCAAAATTCATTGCAGCATCAAATTTAGCTCTGTTCACGATCCATATTTGCATTTGATCGTTATGAGATCTAATTCTCTTTTCCGTCATCGGTTCTTTTAAAACTGGTTTTTTTTCTAACTGATATTGGGAAGATGGTTTTATTTCAATAATCCAATCCTCAGTTGACATATCCCTTTTTTGAACCTTTATGTAATAATCGGGGTGGTAAATGTGGGTTTTTTTATCAATGGGATTCCAATATTCTATTTGCACCGCTTCTGAAGCCCATTTTAAGATGCTAGGATTCTGATCGCAATACATACAAAATCTCCCTTCCCATGATGATCTATAGATTATGTTGTGAATATCGCCAATATACTTCTCGGGATTTCTTGGTACGAATTTTCCCGATTTAAATCTGCCATTAGGTTTGACATTTTTTATATTGGTTTTAGACATTATAATTTTGATTATCATCCCTTGTAAGTCTAGAAAAGGGGATGGTTTTTATAGACCTGGTTGAATGTATTTTTTTCCAACCTTTTTGCATTCCGTTTTTGGCAATTTGTGAAATAAATGCAAATGGATTATCGGATTTAGCTGGATCAAATCTGTCCCAATATTTAATTAAATCCTCCATTCCAAATGCTATGCAATCTTCTTTATCTTCAATATCCCGATAGGATTTTGTTTTTGAAAGACCATTTACTATTAAAGTAAACATTTTAACCGTTTCTGCGGTTAATTTTCCATTCTCTTTTGATTCTAATATCGCTCTTTTTAGATCTTTGTTTTTAACATACTCCATTTGGTTTAGTCTGTATTATTTTCTTGAGAGAAATGACCTTCTAATGTTTCCATTTGTCTAGTTACATCTTCCTCTAAAGCCACAAGTTTTTTTATGCTGTCTTGTATGGTCTTCAATCCTATCTTACTGTTAGAGTGACTGGTTGTTTC